TCTAGGTTTTCTTTTGCCCACCCTAGTCTATCCCATAAATGTGTTCCTTGAAATTCTGGTGTCATGCTAAATCTCCGTGTGCTACAAAACTTGCCCTATCTGAGTCTCCTTTAGTTCCACTATTGTCTCTACTAACTTGACGAGCAGTAGTAGTAGTTATTCCCTCATCTAACGCATTATCATTTCCATCGCCAGAGGTACAAGCAAAAGTTGCTGCACTAAAAGCATTGGTTATAGCAAAAGTCATATCCCCTGTTCCATTATCAGTTATAGTTCCAAGATTAAAACTGTCATGGTATGCAGGTGTACTCATGTTTACTCTACACCAAGCCTTACACAAACCCTCTTGCACATTCGTAGTGGTAATATTCCCTGCACCTGCAACAATAGTGATGCTGTTCTTTGCGTCTACTCCCTCTAGGGCATTTGTTCTTAGTGTACTCATCCTAAATCTCCTGCTACCATTGCACAGTATTCTGTATCTTGCCCACCACTAGAAGGTGTATAACGAACAATAGAAAAAGCACTTGTTGTAATAGGAACATTCCAAGCAGAAACAGCTTTAGCCCCTGCCACACCCCCTGTAGCTGTCCAAGCACCATCTGTATCATACTCTGAATGAACAATAGCATAATCATTATTGCCCATGTTTGTTGTAAATGTATTTAAGGTTTCTCCTGTTCTTACATCTGCAATACTACTTTGATTAAAGCTATCAAGAGTGCTTATACCACTCTCTTGATTTACAGTACACCATGCTTTATTGAGTCCCTGCTGTAAGTTGGTAGTTGTAGAGTTACCCTCTCCTGTGACGGCAATAGACCCTGCTGTTGATGTGCCTGTGAGTGTGTTTGTTTTAAGTGTTGCCATTATGCCAAGTCTCCAAATGCTACACTACCAAATTCGTTATCTGTATATGCTCCAGAGTGGTAAGAATTTTGTTGCCATTTGGTTACAGTCAAACCATCACACCAATGCGTTAAGTCAGTCTGATTTTCAATATAAGAGCATAGCACAGAAAAATTAGCATTAGCCATGTCATTTGCAATATTTATCTGTTGTTTGCCTGTTCCTATATCAGTTATACCTGATGTGTTAAAACTATCACTCAAAGCCGTTCCATCTGCCGATGAGTGCGCCCAAACCTTCGCCAACCCCTGTTGTAAGTTAGTCGTAGTAGCACTGCTCTCACCACGAACACTTACTTGACCAGATGTATCAATAGCCATACTCGTAGTATTATTTGTATGCTTTATGTTTTGTACTAGAAGATTGCTCATAGTATTGCTACGTTCCCTCCTGATTCTATTGTCAATGTAGACCCACTTGCTATTGTCAAAGGTCCTGTAACATTTGCGTTCTCTGTAGCTGCGATTGTTACATCACTGTCAAGTGACTGTGCATTAGTTCTGAACATACCACCATGCTTGAAGTTACCCTTGTTGGCTTCAGGTGCTGTGACACTACCGTCTGTTAGAGCTAGATAGTTGACAAAGATGTTACCTGTTCCTGATGAAGGTGCTGCACTAAAGGTTAGTGTTGTACCGTCAGGCACTGTATAAGCGTTACTGTCCTGCACTACACCATCAACTGATACAAGTATATCCTGAACGCTAGTGACGGTCTGTGACAGCGTAAATGTCGTGTCAGAGCCATCTCCGTTAAACCTTTGCACAGATGGTATTGTGCTGAATGTGGTAGCTATTGCATTACCTACATAAGGCATTATGTTATCTCCATGATTGATAGTGCTACGTCTGTTGCACCAGATGCTGTGACTGATAATGTGTCTGTAGTTTCTAACACAACTTTGTTACCTGCAAGAAGTTCTAGTGATGAACCTGCAGGTATGGGAGCATTTGTTACTAACTCTACGTCTTGGTTAGCTTCGTCATTGTTTCCTGCTCTAGCTGATGTGTTTGTTCCTAGTGTGACGGTAGATGTAACTTGACTTGTTGTTGTATTACCTAGTATCAGACCTAGTATAACGGTTGTTGTACTACCTGCTACAGTGTAGATAACATCTGCTGACGTTACTCCTGCCTTTGTCACCACTTTAAATGTGTTTGCCATATTATATTCTCCTTATCCTAATGCAATGGCTAGTGCTGTGGCTTCGTTAGCTATTACTGTATTTAAGGCTGTGCCGTTTACAGTTATTGCGTCTGCTTCAAGTGTACCGTCAATGTCGGCATCACCTGATATATCAAGTGTGGCAGCGTCTAGTTCGCCACTTATAGTAATATTTCTACCACCACTGATGTCTTTGTTTGCGTCTGTTATGATAGCTTTACTGGCTATTACTGTTCCGTTTGTAATGCCATCTATCAAGTTAATATCTGCAGCACTTGCTGTAATAGAAACACCACCTATCTGTAGTGTAGTAGCATTTACTTCACCTGAACTGCCATATATTACAGCTTTACTATTTACTATTGTACCTGCTGATGAACCGTCAACCAAATTTAACTCTGTAGAGGTTGAGTCTACGGCAGCAAGTTTGGTAAAATCTGCTTGCACCAATCCTGATACACCGTCTAGTAAATTTAACTCTGTTGCTGTAGCTGTTAGTGCCACATCCTCATTTATCTTTGGTGAGGTTAGTGTTTTGTTTGTAAGTGTAGCAGTAGATGCTGTTGATACTAGGTCAACGTCACCACCTGTGCTTGGCAGTGTTAGTGTGTTAGATGCAGCTTCTGAGTGTGGTGCAGCCTGTAGTGCTTGTGCGTGAGCATTGCCTGATTCACAGTAGAAGTTAATCTTAGACCGTGAACCTGAGTTCTTTAAATCAATTGTGCCACTTTGGATATCTACATTACCATCTATTCGTACAACACCACTACCATTTGGTGTTAATGTAATGTTACCGTTTGATACAGATACTATATCCTGCCCATTAACGTCAAGTGACCCTCCAAGTTGAGGACTCGTGTCTGCTACAACATCTGTGATACCACCAAGAGCAGAGGATACAGATGCGAGTGTTGTCTTCTTTAGTGACCCTGCATCAGCATCATGTATAAGTATTGTATCATTAGATGTATCAAGAGATGTTTCAGCAGTTTGTCCTGTGATAACATTTGCATTTACCATTGCAGTTTCAACAGCACCACTTGCTATTGTTACTGCACCTGCAGATGATATAGTTACGTCACCTGACACAGCTACAGGGTTGAAGTTAGCTCCGTCAGCAACCATAATGTGACCACTAGTATTTGTACCCATAGTGAGATCATCACCACTGATTGTCAAGTCACCTGCTATTGTCACAACACCATCTGCTAGTGTTATTAAGTCTGTGTCATCTGTGTGACCAATAGTTGTTCCGTTTATTACAACATCGTCAATGTCTAGTGAACCACCTGTAATAAGTCCTGTGGTTGTTATTGTAGAAGAGCCTGTGTCTATATTGCCAAAGCCACTTGTTATAGAACCACCATTCAATGCACCTGTAGACACAAGGTTAGGCATCGCTGTTATTTCATCGTCAAGATAGGCAGCTAAAGTTTGCACAGTAGTTTGACCCATAGTACCACCATGATTCATCAAGATACCATGTCCATCTGAAACTGTTGTTGTTCCTATAGTTGAGCCACCGTCTAGTAAATTAAACTCTGCTGCAGTTGCTGTTAAATCTGTTCCTGCAATCTGTAAACTTGTAGCATTAACTTGACCACCTGAACCATATATAACTGCTTTGCTGTTTACGATAGTTCCTGCACTTGAGCCATCTACTAAGTTTAATTCTGTAGAAGTTGAATCTACTGCAGCCAATTTTGTAAAGTCAGCTTGTACTAAACCAGACACACCATCTAATAAGTTTAGCTCAGTAGCTGTTGAAGTTAAAGTAACACCACCTAATGTTAGTGAACCTGATACATCTAAGTTGCCATTTAAATCAACAGTGGTAGCAGCAAGCTGTATTTCTGTGTCAGCCACAATGTCAAGCTGTCCATCTGTACTAGAATTTATATATAAGGCTGTATCACGAAACTGTAGCTTTTCTGTGGACGCTACAAGTATGTCATCAGAGAACTCAAAGTAGTCTTCATCTTCCATCCACTTGAGTACACCGTCATTTGATTCACCATCAAAAGTTACTGTAATATCTGTGCTTGCAGTACCATCTCCAAGTGTAAGAGATGTACCAAGCATCTTAGTTATAGGACCACCTTCATTGGCAGTACCGTCATGTGTGTGTCCACTACTGGCTTGAAAGGCTGCTAATAACTGATTAAACTCGTCATTAGTATGGGCAGCCGTAATAACATCACCGTCACTATACGTAGACTGTCTTGTGTATGTTGCTCCCATTTATCTTCTAGCTCCTGTTTGATATTCCATTTGAAATCCTCTCAAAGCATATGGTGCTGTTACACCATTATCATCCACTCTGAGTGCTACGGTAAATCCTGATCCCTCTACTGATTGTCTTAACAAAGGCTCTGACTGTCCACCGTATGTTGAAGTTCCATATGTTCCTGATCCATATACAGCCACAATATCACTTGCTGATAGAGAGTAGGCTGCAGGTCTTGGACTATTTGGATCTTCATAGTCATATCTTAAAAACATATCTGCACTTATTGCAGCTTCAGGTTTGTAACTAACAAGAACACGGTGCATGTGTTTACGTATTCCTGCGTCACCAAAACTTAAATCAGGACTTCTATACTTACCACCTATTGCTGTTCCGTCAAAGTCATTACCTGATTCTTGTCTGTACACATATCCACCGTCACCACCATGTATAACTATTGTCTCTGTTGCTGTAGTTACGGTGTCTGTAGATGTGGGTCGTATTCCTTTTAGTTGTGCAAACTCAAACGTCTGTCCTCTTAGAGATGTTGCAACTCCTTCTGTTGCAGATTGTACTGTGCCTGACTTTGTAAAGAACACTCTGTACTGTGTTTTGTTTGGTATAACAAGTGATCTAAATCCACTAGCATTTGCAATATTATCGTTAAACACAGATTGCACAGGAGTGCTTATAGTACCAAGTTCAACGTCACCAATTCTTGCTGTACCTGCAACGGTTCTTAATCCATCTGGTGCTAGGAATATTAAGTCACCTGCAAATTCCTGTATTGTCTGTCCGTTTACACATCCAATGTTTCTAGTTACAGGTGCTACAGCAAAATTACTAGACGATGTTCCTGTTAGTTTAAATATTCTATCTTCACAAAATATAAACAAATCTTCACGGAAAACTTTCAGACCTGTTATTGTATCATCTACCTTAAAGCTACCTGCTCCACTACCTGTCGCAAAGTTGTCCTCATCAAACGGTACACTAAACACAACCTCTTGTTTATTACTAGCCATACCACCATAAAACATGTGGTCCTTAAATGCTACTACAAACTTTGCACCTGTTACAGCAGTGCTAACTTCTCCACCACCTGCTGATGTAACATCTGTAGCTGCAAATGATGTATTAAATACTGTAGGTGCATTGTTTCCGTCTGCAACTATTAACTTGTCGTTACCATCAAAGTTAAATCGTTCAAAGGTATAGACACTTGCACTTGTTCTGCCACTATCTCTTTCTGTCCAAGAGCCACTTCCTGCTGATGCAGTAAATATCTTCTCACCTCTTGCTGCAACTATTTTATCATTAAATATACAAGAAAGCAAGACTTCTTCTGTTGATGCACTTGTTTGTGGTACTACATTTGTATTATACTTTACAAATCCATTTATTCTTCTGTAACCACCGTTGATATCTGGCTCAAAGTTTACAAGCTCAAGTGCTTCTCCGGGTTGCATAGCAAATGTAGACTTGTTTAAAACTAACCCACCCATTAATGGAAATGTAGCAGGTGCTGTCTGCGATAAATCGGGCATACTATAATACTCTTGGGTTTAAGTCCAATACGTTTGTTGGTGTTCTTGGTATAAATGTTGAACGTATATACTCAAATTTATTTACCAATAGTGTTTGCATATTTTTAATACCCTGTTCAAATCTTGCAAAGTTTAATTGATACTGTGCTGTTTCACCTCTGTACTGATACACAAAAGCTGTAGCTCCATCTACTATCACTGCATCAAAACGTGCAGGAATACTTGTTGTGTCATCTTGTGCTGATAGGTCTGTTGGGAAAGTGTAGTAGTCAAATTTTACAGAATAAGACTTAGTAGGAAAAGGGTATAAAAGATAACCGTTGTCTGGAGATCTAACCACATATCTAGGAACTCCTCCTTCTTCAAATTGTGCAACTTGTGTTGCGTCAGAATGGGCTGAAGCTGTTGTACCACCTGCTCCTCGTGTAGCACCTGTAAAGGTTGTAGATGTAGTGCCTGTATATGTAATCTGTTCATTACCTATATGTAATGTACCTGCACTATCAAATCCTGTGGTACTAGCTACAGTTACTGTAGTTGCTGAGTCAGTTAGTGAACCGTCTAATGTTGTCGTAACAATCTCATCTTCTTGAGTTATATAATTATTTATATAATCATTATATTGTAGTATGCCTAACTTACCACCACTGTTGCCTAGATCTTCATCTTTAATTAATCTAAATGTATTGTAATCAACATGTTTTGTTGAGGTGGGCAAACTATATCTAACTGTACCTGCTGTAAGAGTTTTAGTTTCTGTTGCATGATTAAACGGATAACTAAATTCTTTCTGGTTTATGTAACGTATAGATTCATTAACAGCATTTTTTGCTTGCACCTGTATACCTCTAGCAGAAGTAAATGTTGTAGAAGTTAACTGTACTTCATTTAATCTTGCAAGCGTATTGTTTGTTAGTGTTAGATATGTTCCTGACATTTTATCCTCTTAGGATTGTTTTGTCATATCTAGTATGATGTTGTATGTTTCTGTGTTAGCATGTCCAACAGTTGTAAATAATATATCACCTGTTTTTCCTGAACCTGCATTGTTTTGTAATCCACCAAAATGTGAGAAGTCATAATATCCCTCAGTATCTAATAGTTTGTATGCTTCTACATTTGATGAAGCATCCCAAAGTATTTGTACTTTCATTCCGTCATTTACAAAATGTATTCTATCTATTGTTACACCTGTGCATGTTGCTGCTTTTTCCCCTGCAGTAAATGTGCTTACATCTACTTTGTTAACAGCACTTTCTCCTGTGCCGTCACTTACGTTGGTGAACTTCATAACTAATCTGTAAGGTGTATTTAAAATTGTTTGTGATGTGACTGTATCTGCCATTAGTATTCCTTTGTATTAAAATAGAGGGCAAGCTTTCACCTGCCCCCTAGATTATAATTTAGGCGAGTTGATCCCTGTCAACTTCATCAGCTAATTGCTTATGCTCACCATTGGTGTCAATGATACATGCATATAGTCTTAGCTTACCTGTTGTAACATCAGCAGAACCTGCAATCAATTTCACATCAATAGTGTCAGTAGTTGTGACATGTTGTGTGAATGTTGATGCAGCCCCTGTTACAACATCGTTAGCCTGTCCATTAGAACCCTCTGCTAGGAAACCTGCAGAAGATACATCACCACCATCAATGATGTCATCACCTGCGGCAAAGTCGATGTCCACAGTTGGTGATGTACCATCAAAGGCAGTTAGAACTTCTGCTCCTGCAAAAAGAACAAATGTACCTGCAGGTATTTCAAGAAGCTGAAAGATATCCCCATCGGTGCATGAGTAGTTAGTTATTTTAGAAATATCCAAAATAGCTTCTACCATTCGCATGGATGTACCTGCTCTTGAAGCCTGATTCACTGCTATAGAGTCTGAACTAACTCCTGCAGTGTCTTTTGAGGTCATGTCAAAAGTAGCCATAGTTCAATACTCCTTAGAATTTAGATACATAAAAAGCACGAGTAAGTGCTTCAGGTCGTAATATTTTACGTCCATAGAGATGCATACCTCTAACAATGTCAGCAA